TGCCGTTTCGGTCAGGTTTAAAAGTTCTGTCATCCGATTCCTCCTTCTGCGGCGATCTGCCGGATGGCCTCATCGAGCGCCCCTTCGGGCATAGCGGTTGGAGCTCCCGGCGCTGCCGGACCCGGCGCTGTTTCGGGCCTAGCCATCTCAGCCGATGCCTGAGCTTTTTGCTCTAAGTATCCCTTGTGGTCTTCGATTCTTTTGAGGATCAAGTCCTGGATTTTCTTATCCAGGGTGTCAAATTCCTCGGTCTTGCGGAAGTTATTGAAAATCTTAAAGTGAACATCATGATTGTCGTCCAGGCTTGGCACGATATAGGGTTTCCCCTGCTTAAAGAAGTCAAGTATTCTATAAGCCTGGCGCTCATCTATATACTCGTCCTCCATGTATTCTTCGAGTCCTTTGAGATCGAGAAGTTCAAACACTTTTTTGGGGTCTGTTATCATCCCCTTCTGAATCATTGCGTCGACAACTTCTCTCTTGGCTTCGATCGACCGCATGAGATCGACGCCCGACTGGATTCTGACATCGGTATTGTTTCTTATCTCAGCACCCTTGACGTAAATAACGGAAGGTTCTTTCTGCTTGCCCGTGATCTTGACCATGCGGGGCTGGCTATAGTGCTTCTGGATAAGCTCAAGCCTGTATTTCATGGCGGCCTGGAGTTGGACTTCCTGGTCTTCAATCGCCGGGTAAAGGACTTTCTGATCCTGGGCGACGAGGCCCCGGAAAAGCTCGCCCGAGGCGCGGCTGGCATATTTCGGGAGCTGACCCTGAAGCGTTTTCCTGACGGATGTTTCGGTCTCTATTTCCGTTTCGTGAAAATTCAACCAGCGAATGATGATCTCGGGTAGCGGCGGGGGGGAGGCCCAATAAGGGTTGCCGTAGCCGGTCGGATTAAACTCGACAAAATCAATCCCGGCGCGACAGAATGCTGCCTTCTCCCGGGAAATCAACGCTCCTCTCGGAATCATCGCCTTGGGTTTGAAATACTGAATGTGCTCATCAATCATCGAGCCTAGTCGGTTGATCTGACGTTGCCCATCCTGAGCGATCCTTACGGAAGAATCTCCCCATTGTTCCTCAAGAATCGGCATAAGACCCATGAGCTGAAAGTAGGGAATATCCGCTTCGGGTGCGGGACTCTCATCATCCCACAGCAGGAAACCGCCCCCTATTACTGAAAAGCGACCTTTTGATCTGTTCCCTGAGCCTCTTTCCCATCTTTCCATGCGAAGGCTCATCAGTTCTCTTGGCTTTATCGCGTCGGGTCGTTGGAAAAGTCCTTGCCCGGCAGTTGCAAATGCCTCTTCGGGCAGGGTTCCGCGAGGAAGACCGAATTCATCCTCCAACGCTGTTTTCGGGACAAGCTTTCCCTCAATAAGCCAGCGCCATTCTTCTCTTGTTTTGCCGTGAGGGTCCGGCCTGACGTTGAATGGATTTACCCAGTTATAATCGACGTCCCCGCTTTCCTTGGTGGGCTTTTTATTTGGTCCCTCGACATAGCCGAACAGGTTTTTGTTCCACCATTCCTTCCAGAAAACATTGCCCGTAACCAGGGTCCACAGTTTTGCGAAATTGATTTTGTGATTAAACTGTCTGAGAACATTCGTGTATTCAATGAGGACGGAAGAGATCCCCGCAGCCTTCTTATCCTCGGATTCCGTTGTACTGGGGACGACATAGAACGAGTGCGGATAGCGCATTTCGCCCCACTGCTGACGGATTAGGGGTAGAATCCGGTTATAGACGTTCTTGATCTCGCGCTCGACCAAGGGCGTGACATCCACCAGACCTTTCAATGCCTTGCTGTAATAGGTATATTGATTGCCCTCAAGATAGGCGATGTATTCAGTCCAGGGGCCGTGATAGGTCTCGACGACGGGGTGTTTAAGCCAATACCACTCGCTCTCCTCGACGAGTTCTTTCTGGTCTCCCTTCAGGTCTTTCGGTCCTAAAGGCTGGAATTTCTCGGCCACTTAAAACCCCCTGGCCATCTGCTCTTTCTCGATTTCTTCCGGCGTTCTGGTCTTCTCCCTTTCCTTTTCCATCGTCTTCTTCATGTCATCGACAATCACGGGATTCTCGTCCTTGAAGTAGCGGTAGGTCTTGTAATCGCCGGACATGAAACGGTTGAAAATCTCGGCCTTCTCCTCGTAGTGGAGCTTGTTCAAGTTCGAGATCGTCCTCGAAAAAAGAAAGACGATAAGGCCGTTGATTAGTAGCGTACTGATAAGCGCACAAAAGAGTAGGATCATCAGCCCTCCGCACATACAGAAATCGGGTACTTCATCTATTTCTTCGACGAAAATAATGCAAGACTTTCAAAATGCTATCCTCGTCATCGCCAAGCATACCAAGCGCTAAATTACACTTTGAACATAGCAATCCCCTGATTTCATTTGTTATATGGTTATGATCAATTTGAGGACCACGAATACCCCACTCTGGACTTCTGCAAATAGCGCAACGATAATTCTGTTCATAGAGAAGATCGGCAAAGGCTTGCTCAGTTAGGCCATACTCTTTTAGGCGTTGTCGCCTCGCCCTTTCCTGATTAGCCTTTTTTACATGCGGTCTTTGGCTATATTCCTGTCTATATTTTCGGGCTTCTGCTTTGCCATGCAGTCGTTTTCCCATAAAAAAATTATAAACCTCCCCCTTTTAGATAATCCGAGAATCCGTCCGAAGCAGACGGGCCCTATGGCCTAGACGGATACCTGTTAGGCTGTCCAGAAAAGGGAGTTGACACCGATTTTAATCTTTGATAATTTCTATCTCAAAACTGCCGTCTAACTTTCTATTCCATATTTCCTTTGTGCATATTTCGGGCATCTCGAAATCTCTTAATAACCCCCTGTCGCTTTCCTTTACCTCGCCTAAAACAATTCGTATCGTCCTTATCTCTTTTTTCCTTATGCTCTCAAGGTCAAATGGCCCATTTCCAAACCTTATCACCCTTGAGTTCCCACTGGGCAAAGAAAGAAGTTTCTCCGCCGATATAACTGCTCGCCTGAATCTTTTTTTTATGGATTCTTCTGTCATCTTTCTAAAACTTGGAGGCGATGGACCTCTGCCCCCTGGTTCTTTCGGACATATCCCGTCCGGCCTGCCGCTCAAAAGCCTCAATTTCTTTTTCGAGTTCATCCTTTCTCTGCTCATGCGGACCTTGCATCTTCAGTTTTTGAGGGAGAAGCCTAATCTGGAAGTGGCCCCAAATCGTATCTATGATATCGACATTTGTTTCCTTGCCCTTGTAGTAGGTATTTATCTCATCATCATAATCAGGAATCCCGGGGCCGGAAAGAATCTTCCGGGCCTCATAGTAGGGGATGATCTCCCCATGCCTTCTCGCTCGGGATTTTCCCTGATTGTCCCACAGGATGATGATAAGGTCTTTCCTCTTGGCCTCAAGAGAGTCCTTGAGATAGATCCCGAATTTCTCTTTCTCAATCCCTATCCAGGTAACTGGCCGCCCATCTTCCTTCGATATGTCCACCCATTCGAGAATCCATGTCTCAAGCTCCATCGGAGAGAGTTTCCGTTTTCCCGCATAGGGCAGATAAAGCGTCCCCGCCTCATCCCACTCGGCCGCGGAAAGCCCCGAGTGTGAGCTTTGCTTCTTAGTCGTACCGGCGGCGTCAACGCAGATATTCCGAATGAAGTTTTCCGGAAGTTTCTCGTACCGAACATTCCATTCGGGTCGAATGATGATCTCCTCATCCGGGATCGGGACAAGATCATAAAGGCAACTGTAGATGTACGGTCCCTGCTTCCGGCGTTTGCGCTCAAGATACTCCGTGTTCAACTTTTCGGGGAAAATGGGGTTCCCTATTCTGCCGTCTCCTTCCGCAGCGGGGCAGGAGAAGACGGCATAGCCCGTCTCGGAGATAAACGTCTGGCAGGGCTTTCGCCAGAGCTTCTTGTAATCGAATTTCCCCTCCGGATGGAGGATGATACCCGAGACGTCATCCGTGGCCCAGGGCGTCTCAAAGATAACCTCTCTCGCGCCTTCGGCAAAGATGGACTCTAGCTGCTGCCAGCGTTTGTTCGTCTTCTTCCTCATCTCGACGGTCTGAGTGTTTATCTCGTTGCAGAGATTGTCGATCATGCCGAGCTGGTAATGGTGGCCGGTGAGAGTTTTATCCGGCGAACCGATGTCGATCTCTATTCCCTCGTGGCGGATCTTGCCCTCATCGAGACGGCAAATTTTGAATTCGTCTTTCTTCTGCGGAATGTATTTGTGAAAATACGCCTGGATGATCTCGTTTCTAAGAATCTCATATATGATCTTTTCCAAGTGATCCTGGGCCAGTTCGAAAACCCCGGAATAGATAAACGCCTTTTCCTGCGTTCTGTAGTAAGCCTGTTGGAGAAACCATTGAATCATCATGGCCCGCCCGACTGAGCTTTTGAGCATATCCCGGCCCATGAGGACGAGCTGCTGTAGGATGGGATTTTTTCTCGGGTCGAGAAAAGCACAAAGCTCCCTGTGAACCCAATTCAAGTCCTGATACTCGACTAACTTTCCGTAGCTCAGAACCCTCGTGCATAAAAAAAAGAGGTCGAAAAGGATATGGTCTATCCAGTATTGAGGCGAGTTTTCCGTGAAATCCTGCGGCGCATCCGAAACCTCCGAGTCTATCTCAATCTTTCTCATTTCCGCTTTCACTTAGCTGCTTGTACTTCTTGTAGTTTTCGTAGTCTCTGTTCGTGAAGTGCAAGTGAACGGCCTTTTCTTCAATCTCGATTTTCTTGGCCGGGTAGTTGTCGAGAAGCTTATTTGCTTCTTGGATAAACTTTATCCTGGCGTGATGGTCCGGTTGCTCGGGCTTGAATGGATGCATAGCCTTGGTTCCATCGACTATCCCCTCAGCTATATAATTGTCGTCTATCCCCCTTGCCTGAAGAGCCTCGATGATCGGCTTGCGCTTGAGAAGCGTCGGAATGACATTCCAAGCGTTAGTCGGCGAATAACCGGCCTGGACAGCAGCCTGCTTGTTCGTCATGCCGTGCTCGAATTTGTTGATGAGCGCCTGTTTCTGGCGGGGCTTCAATTTCTCAAACCCCAACTCCGCCATCGGCGGCTTCGGTCGCTTCCCCCTACGGAACCGCGCTATCCTCTCATTCCCGACACAGACCGGAATCCCATCAATCTCACGAATCTCAATCGTCCGCCCTTTTTTCATTTCAGATCCTTGAGAAGAATACTCGGAATTTTCTTCCTCATGGCCTTGCGGAACTCTTCCGACTTCTGGAAGTCATACCAAAATTGCTGTCTTTTCCAGCGAGGGTTGTTGTCGGAAATCGCCCGGTCAAGAACGGCGAAAAATTTGACGAATCCCCTCACCTTGCGCTTGAAACGCCAGCGTCTGAACGCCCGTCTCATTCCCACGCCTTATCATTTAACCTAAATCAGCCCCGCTTGTCAATGACGAAAACTGTGGAATATCCCCTCTGCTATATTGACTTCCCAAAATTCGGGCTTAGAATAAAGGCGTGGAAGGCATCGAAAGCGACGAAAGGGTTAGGCGAGGTTTTCAGGCGGTACTTCTCGAACTCCTCCGCTACCGCTCCTCGCTGGTCCGCCTTCACCGCATCGTCCGCCGTGACAGGCATCGCCTCAAAGAGCTTGAGAAAAAGGTCGGGGCTTTCGTGGGACCGAACTAAGGAGAAATCAAATTGAATGAAAAAGTTTATGATATCAACCTAGCCGAAGAGAGTCTTTTGAGCTTAGTCCTGTATAATCCAGAATTACTTCCAGAGGTGGCGAAACTTTTAAAGCCAGAACAAGATTTTATGAGTCCTGATGCGCTCAAAATTTATGCGTTTATATTTGACCGTTTCGGACATCATTTTGAGGCTGATCTTGAGGATGCGATTGATACTATGTTTTGTATGAGAAAACTTATCCTTGAAGAAAAACTAAGAAAACTTCAGGAAACTGTTAGGATTGGTCTTGAGGCGAAAACAAAAATGGAGCAGATTCGTGATAAGATTCTAAGACAATGAAAACACTCTCCTTCGCCGGATTCAAAATCAAGGTCCTGACCTGCCTACTCATCCCCCCAACCAAAATCTACGCCTTCATGTCCCCCCGTCATGCCAAAGAGTTTGTCGAGATCCTCAAAACCCTAGACCTGCTCCTTAAGGCCAATAAAATCATCGTGAGAAAACCAAAAGGGAAAATAATATGCCCATGAAATTCTGTCCATTCATGATGATCGGAGCCCTATCAAATCATACACCTCCAGTATCAGAAGAGTTTAGAAGTGAAGATATGGAATGGTTAATAGCTGTCTGCAAATGCCATGACGACTGCGCTCTCTATGCCGACTATAAATGTAGCCTGAGTAAGAGTGAGAAGGATATGACACCAGAAGAGTTTGATGCCATGCAAGAGAAAGCGTTAAAGAGAGAATAATCAGACCGTCATGAGAGAGATAAAATTTCGGGCGTGGGATAATGTATTGGGTTTGTGTTCGGTAGAATCAATAGATTTTGCAGTTGATTGTGTCTATGTTCGTAAACCAATAGATAAAGAATTTCATACATATACACTTTCTGTCGAAAATTCACAGCTCATGCAATACACCGGCCTCCATGATAAAAACGGCAAGGAGATATATGAGGGAGATATTGTCAAAATGGGATGGCCCCGTCAAGGCATTTTGATCAAAATTGAATGGAATGAGGTGATGGATGAAGGCACGGGGTTTATTCCATTTACCCGACCAGGATTAGATGGAGAGGACTGGGAAAACATGGGCGGTGAAGATGTAGAAGTCATCGGCAATATCTACGAGAATCCAGAATTGATTGAGAAAACCTAGTATGAGAAAATATAAAATTTACGGAGTGGGGGATGACATAATAGGGGTAGGGTCAATCGGAAAGTGCCCATACCCCCCCCGGTCTTCCAGGTCGACCTATAATAGACGGGGGATTACCTAAATTTTGAGGATAGAAGGGTTCTAGTTGACATAATAGTTCTTATGCGACCCATAATTTTATCTAGTTTAGAGTGTCTAGTTGACATAATAGATATTATGACCTTTTCATTATAGGGTTGTCTCTCCTTCTCTCTTTACAACTTACATATATCATCCCTAACTAATTTACTACTAAGTAGTAAGTCTTAGCTCTTCTTCTTCTCTTCTCTTTTCTTCTCTTTTCTTTTCTTCTCTTAAATAGCTTAACTAAACTTAGACTAAGTATGGCCTGATTCGCGCGGGGGGGCGCGTTCCTTTTTTTTTCTTCGCGCGTGTGAGGGGCTGTACTTTTTTTCTGGAGGGGGGTTGACATTCAAATTTTCCATGTTAAGGTTAAGCTGAAGGGAGGAGACAGTTAGTTTCCTCAATCCGGTTTTAGGAGGTGAGACAGTGAGTCTAGAAGTTCAGGGGACCGATTCCTCTGAGGGCAATGGGTCTTTGGGCTGGAAAGAGCGGAAGCAGTTTTTGAAGGGCAAGCTGGACGAGCTCGCAGCGGAGATTGTCACAGATCCCGAAAAGCTCAAGGCGTTTGCAGAGCGGTGGCGGGGCGGGTTCCGGTCGTACTCGCTTTACAATCTAGTCTTGATTTGGTGTCAGCGTCCGAGTGCTACTTTGTGCGCTGGCTATCATGGCTGGCGGAAACATGGCCGGCACGTCAAGGCGGGAGAGAAGGCGCTCTGGATTCTCGCTCCGGCGATTTTCCCGGTCAAGGGCAAGCGGGAAGACGAGACGGAAGACGAAGCGGATAAGGTCGTCAAGTATTTCTTCCCGGTCCCGGTCTTCGACTACGGCCAGACGGACGGCCAGGGCCTTATGATCGGGAATACTCAAATCAATGGCAATGGGGACGTCGATATCAAGGCGATCGCGGCGGCGTTCAACGTCCCGGTTGAGTATTCCCAGGGCGTAGCGGACGGGCACACTGACGGCCGGAAAATCGTGATCAGCAAGCGCGAGAGCAAGGCACAAGAGGCGGCGTGCTTCTTCCATGAGCTGGCCCACGTTCTCTTGCGTCATGTCGGTGACAGGCTACCGTCCGGCGTTTCGCGGGATGTCCAAGAGCTCGAGGCAGAGTCAACGGCGTATCTCGTTGCGGCGTGTCTCGGCATCGACAATGACGGGGCCAGATTCTATCTCGGAAATTGGCAGGCATCGAAGGACAAGCTCGCCAAGAGTGCACTGCGGATTCTCTCGACGGCGGAGAAGATTCTCCGAAAGGCGAAGCCGGAGGCGTTCGGTCAACGGCTTGCGGTGGACTCGAATTGACAAACGGGGAGGGTGAGGTCATGGTCAAGCGGTGCGGCTTCACTCTCCCCCGTCCGTTCATCATCCTATCGAATAAGGGTTTGAAAAGAAACGGCTACCGAAAATACATAATCTATCCTGACCTATCGCGGTTCAAGAAGGCGTGTCTTAATTGTCCTCATCGTCAGGTTAAGGGCAAGCGGTCAA